ACCGGCTGATACCGCCCCATTTTTCTCAATTAATAACAAAGACTTATACGTCTTATCGACCAGATACCACCCGATACCGGTGTCATCTGTCGGCGCTATAATGCCAGCCTGGAGCAAAAAGCCGATCAGCTTGGTTTGCACAGACGGCTTGGCGCAATTCTTGGCGCTTGCCTGCGACAATCCGCGGCAATCAACATAGAAATTTATGACGTCGTCACGGCTGATGCACGGGCTAGCCTCGAAAAGATTCGCGCCGCCGGAATGCCACCAGCAGGCTCTAAAATCCTGCTTCATGCGAGCCAGCTTGCTGTCCTCTTTCAGCGGCGCCTCCGGCCCATCGGACGGCATCAAAACGGCGCTGGCGACCTTCTCTCCGTCCTCGTCAAACCAGCCGGCAATCTCAACGCGGTCCAGCGACGCGAAAATTGGATCGGCCAGTTCTGCATCCTTTGATTTGCGCTGCACGACTTCGATGACGTCACCCGGCACGACGCTGATCTCGATATCGAGTGCGCCCCTCCATGCGCTCGACCCGCGCGCCCGGTGTTGAGCCTCGGCTGATACTCCAGTGTGGTGCACCAGGATTACGGTGCAGCCAAACTCCTGGATCAGCGCGCCGCAGGCGTCGAGCATTGTTTTGGTATCTTGGGCGCTGTTCTCATCGCCATCAAGGAAGCGGTGCAGCGTGTCCACCACGATAGCGGATGGCGTGACGGACAATGCCCGGATCGCATCGGCTGTTTTTTGATAGCCGGCGGCGGTGTTGAGATCCAGGCCATGGCGTGACAGCCACATATCCAGGCTGCGCACGTCGTGGCGCTGTTTCCAGGCGGCAACGCGGCCGCGCAGGCCGTGGTGTCCTTCGCCGGCCAGATAGATCACCGGGCCGTGGCGAACCTTCCGGCCATGCCACTCGGCGATCGCGCCTTTGCTGGCGATCGACAGCACCATGTCCAGGACCAAAAACGTCTTGCCGCCGCCAGATGGCCCATGGATCATAATGAGCGCATCGCTCTGCACCCACCGCTTGATCAGCCACTTGATCGGCGCGGGTTGTTTCGAAAAGTCGTCAGCAGGGACCAGCCAATCATCGACCGGCGGGAATAGCAGGCCGTGCAAATCCTTGCCGGCCAGATGGTAATCGTTCGCATCTCCCAGATCGGGCGGCATGACGATCCTAGCGCCGTGCTTGGCGGCGGCTTCGTCGGCCTTGTTGCGGCCAACGCCCGATGCGTCATGGTCGGCCACGACCACGATATCCTGCTGCGAGCCGTGGCGCTCGCGTAGCTGGCGGACTACCTCCGGCAAATTGTTGGCGCTATAGGCGATGACGACTGGACGGTTGGCGACCTCCCGGATTGTGGCGGCCGTCGCAAATCCCTCGGCGACAAAAATCGTGCCGCCATCCAGATCGCCGAGTGTCCAGGAACAGCCGCGCGTTACCGCGCCTGGATGGTAACGCTTTTCATCACCGATATATTGCAGGCTGGAAAGGCTTCCATCCTCCGCAAACAGCGGGACGATCAGACGGCCATCGCCGGTCGCGCGGGCACCGTGCGATTGAATGCCTTTGCGCTTGAGGTATGGATGATCGGCACTGGCAGCAATTGCGCCGGCCCAGATGTCGGCAACCGTCTCGGCGGCGACCTCGGCCTTGCGCTTGCGCTCCTCATCGCGACGGGCCTTGGCCTCCGCTTGCCGGGCAATCAGGCGCATCTCTTCGGCTGGCGAAAGCTTGCGGCCAATGTCGGCACGAAACACCACGTCGATCTGATCCCGCCAGCAGCCAAAGCGACCGGCCACTGGCTCGTCGGGAAATGCAACGTACCAGCCAGAATTGTCGCGGCTCCGGCCCCTGGTGCTGAAACGATGCAGGTTTCCGTCGATCACGATATTCGACGGCGGGTTGATCCCAGCCGCAAGCATGGCGTCGGCAAGCTGGATCTCAGGCGGATCGGCGGGGAGGTCGGTCGGAATGCGGATTGGACCGCCAGGAATTTTAGCCATTATCGCGCACCCTATCATCTACAAGCTGACCGTGCCGCTGAGCGTCCAGCAATATCCCGCAGCAGGCCATGACGTGGCCAAGGTGCGAGACACCGCTTTCGGGGTCAAGGTCTTCGACCTCCTGCCATGCCTTGATGTGACGGAGCATGGCATGGATATAGACCGACGCGGCCACCTGCTTTTCCCGCCAGTTCCAGGCTCCATATTTGTCGGCCCCTAGCTGATGCGCGCCGGCAGCAGCTTCCAGGGCGGCAAGCGGGATCAGGCCGATAGACGGCTTCTGGACGCCGTAAATCGTCTTTGGATTATTGTCTGGCAGATCACTCATCGGCCTTTAGCTCCCCTGCCGTTAGGCGCTCGATCTGGTACTGCCGCAGCATTGGTGGGCGCTCGCCCCATCGGTAAATCCCGTGCGGCCAAATCCCGATGGCGTTGGCTAGGTCTTTGATCGATCCAAAATGCTGGATCGCATCGGCGGTGGTCATTTTTTTTCTCCTCATTGCTGATTTTTTTAAACTTAGGTGTTGACGCCCGCGCAGTCAATCCATATATTCAATTCATAGGCAAACGGAATTAACCGACCGCCAACACGGAGAAAAGAACATGCCAAAGTATATCTACATGGAAGCTTGCCCGGCCCTTAGCGGCAAAGCCCGTCAATTTGGCCGCAGGTATCGCAAAATGGCCGTTGTCGAACTGGAGCCCGGCTTCGAGGGCCGGCCCAAGATGATTAGCGAGCGCGCGATTGGCGTCCGCCGCGTCGTGGAGTGCTCAACGGAGCATGTCGGCACGACGCCGCGCAGCGCTGGCGTGCAGACGATGGTGCGCTACCGTGCCATGGTCGCAGCGCTGAACGCCGACAACGCCTAACCAACCGCAAACGAGGAACTGAGACGATGACTGATGCACTGAAAGCCCAACTGATCGCCGCAGGTTACACCGACGCTCAGATCGCGAAGGAGGCAAAATACTTGGAGCGCGCGACGCGCGAGGAAGAACTGATCCGCGCCGACAAGGCGTGGAACTACGGCATCCATCATGCAACTTGCTACTGAGGCGCGCTAGCGCCTCCCCACTCTTTCACACAACCTGGAGGATCTGCCACATGGCAGTCAATGTACAAAACACCGGCTCAACCAGGGACGGCAACGTCAAATTCCTGGTCTACGGCCAAGCCGGAGCCGGCAAAACCAGCCTGATCCCGACGATGCCCAACCCGGTCATTCTTTCCGCCGAGGCTGGCCTATTGTCGATCAGGGACAGCAACCTGCCGTTCGTTGAGATCGACGGCATGGACACGCTGCGGGAGGCATACAAATGGCTGACCGGCAGCGATGAGGCCAAGGCGTTTGATAGCGTGGCGCTCGACAGCGTCAGCGAGATCGCCGAGGTCTGCTTGGCCACTGAAAAAGCGAAAAGCAAAGACCCGCGACAGGCTTACGGGGAGATGCAGACGACCATGGCCGAGGTCGTCCGCTCGTTCCGAGACCTGCCGCGGCATGTTCTATTCACCGCCAAACTGGACAAAACCCAGGATGAAATGGGCCGGATGCTCTATAGCCCATCGATGCCCGGTCAAAAGACCGGCCAAGCGCTGCCGTATTTTTTCGATCTGGTGCTAGCCCAGCGGGTCGAAAAAGATAGCGACGGCAACATCCAGCGGGCTTTGATGTGCCAATCCGACGGGCTGTGGCAGGCCAAGGATCGCAGCGGGAAACTTGACGCATGGGAAGCGCCCGACCTTGGCGCGCTGATTGCCAAGATTGGGGGTGCGTGATGGGCCGTGTTTACGAAACGACAAATGACAGAATTGATCGCGAGGTAAATGCGCTGTTGCAACAGTATTTTGATGTTAACAGCGCTAATCAAGTCATGTTTATCAGCGTTGCGCTGACCGCTGACGGTTTGGCGCGTGGCGTCAATAGGTTCATCACGGAAAACCCTGGCATCACAAAAGTTGCAGCAGGATACGACGAATATGTTGAGTATGTATCCGATAGGGTGGTGCGCACCCTAAACGAAGCAATGGAGATGCTCGAAAATGACTGACCAAATCCATAACCTCGACATAGACACCGCCGCAGCCGAGTGGATCGCAGCCAAAGAAGCCGAGCGCGAAGCGGTCGAGCGTCGCCGAGCGCTGGAGGACCACATGCTTTCGCTGCTGGGCGTGCCGGACACGCTGGATGGTACGGCCAAAACCGAAACCGATGGCGGACACAAAATCAAAGTGGTCGGTCGGATCGGGCGCAAGGTCGATGGTGATCTGGCGCAAGAAATCGCGGCAGAGCATGGCTTGGAGGGCTATTTGGCCAAGCTGTTCCGCTGGAAGCCGGATCTTGACTTAGCCGTCTGGAAAGCAACCGACCCAGAGGTCACAACACCTTTTCTCAAGGCGATCACAAGCAAACCCGGTCGCCCTTCCTTCACCATCGAACAGGAGTAAAACACGATGGCATTTTTCACCAACACAATCAGCTTGGCGGATATTCCGCAAGATGAACAGCGCGGTCCAATGGAGCCGATCCCCGAAGGCGTTTACGACGTCGTAGTGCAAGGCATTGATTTGCGCACGACCAAAGCCGGAACGGGTCAGTATATGGCGACTAGGCTCGACGTCACAGGCCCGACGCATCAAGGCCGAGTGCTCTGGACCAACATAAATTTCGATAACCCCAACCCAACAGCGACGGCCATCGGCCTGCGTCAGCTTGGCGAGCTTATGAAAGCGGTCGGCGTCGATCCGGTTGACGACACCGACCAGTTACTGGGCGGGCGGTTAAAGGCGACGGTCACGATCAAGGATGACGCTCAATATGGTCGGAGAAACGAAGTGAAAAAGTTGAAAAGCGCTGCGCCGGATCGGTCGTCGGCACCGTTGCTGGACAAAGCCGCGCCAGCCGCAAAACCGTCCAGCCCGCCGTGGGCTCGCTAAACAGGGAGCCGGGGCGAGAGCCCCGGCGATAACCATGACAAAAATGCCTGACAGCATCGACCGCGTGGCGATGGCGATTGATGCCTACCACGAAACGCAACCCGATTTGCCACGCGAACACCTTGGGGCGTCAATCCTTGGCCATCACTGCGACCGCTGGATATGGCTATCATTCCGCTGGGCCGTCCGCGAGGAGATACCGGGTCGGGTGCGGCGGCTATTCCGGCGCGGTCACAACGAAGAGGCGCTGATCGTCAAAGACCTGCGCGCCATTGGCGTCAACATCCGCGCAACCGAGTATGACCAGACCCTGATCGACTTTGGCACGCATATCGGCGGGTCGGTCGATGGCATCATCGAAGGCGGCGTCCCAGGCGCGGAGACCGCTAGGCACATTGCCGAGTTCAAGACGCACAACAAAAAATCGTTTGACGATCTGACCCGCAAGGGCGTGCTCGACGCCAAGCCTCAGCACTGGTGCCAGATGCAGCTTTATATGCATGGTGCAGGCATCCAGCGAGCCCTCTATGTGGCCGTCTGCAAGGACGATGACCGCATCTACACCGAGCGGGTTAAGTACGATCAGGAGGCGGCGGAGACCCTATTAGACCGTGGTCGGCGACTGGCTCTGGCCGAGCGTATGCCGGACCCGATCAGCGCCGATCCGACGTGGTATCAGTGCAGATTTTGCCCAGCCCACAGTTTTTGCCATGAGCGCCGGCTGACCCAGGAGGTCAACTGCCGGACCTGCGCACGGTCCACGCCGACCGATGACGGCAAGTGGGCCTGCGCGCGTTGGGACGCCGAGCATGTCGAGGTCGAGCATCAGCGGACTGGCTGCCATGCGCACGTCCTGCACCCTGATCTAGTGCCGTGGGCGATCAAAGACAGCGGCGACCCGAACGAAGCCGTCTACGTCATCGACGGTGTAGACGTTCGCAACGGCGAGGCAGACGCTTTTACATTTTCCAGCCAGGAACTAATCGCCGGCGGCGATGCCTGCGCGCGGCAAGAGGTTGGCGAGATCCGGCGGGCGTTTCCAGGCGCGACGGTGAGGGAGGTGCGCGATGTTACGCGACTACCAGCAGAGGGCGATTGATCAGCTATATGCGTGGTTCTCAGAGCATTCTGAGGGCCACCCATGCCTGGAATTGCCGACCGGCTCCGGCAAGAGCCACATCGTGGCGGCGTTGTGCAAAGACGCGCTGGAAAGCTGGCCCGGAACGCGCGTCTTGATGCTCACGCACGTCAAAGAGTTGATCCGCCAGAACGCCAACAAGATGTTGGAGCACTGGCCAGATGCTCCGCTTGGCATCTATTCGGCTGGGCTCAATCGGCGCGAGTTGGGCCAGCCGATCACGTTCGCCGGCATCCAATCTGTGCGGAATAAAGCCGACGACATTGGTCACATCGATCTGGTGATCGTGGACGAGTGCCACCTGATAAATCACAGACAACAGGGCGGGTATCGCAATCTGATCGACGATCTGACAGCCATCAACCCGGCGCTTCGTGTCGTGGGCCTGACTGCCACGCCATACCGGCTGGGCCATGGTTTGATTACCGACGAGCCGGCGCTATTCTCGGCCCTGATCCAGCCGGCGAGTATGGAAGAACTGATCCACAAAAAATATCTGGCCCCGCTGCGATCAAAACGACCGGATATCCGCATGTCAGTTGAAGGCGTTCGCAAACGCGGTGGTGACTACCGCGAAGATGATCTGGTCAAGGCCCTGGAGAAATTCGACACCGAGGGCGCTGTGCATGAGGCGATGCGTCGGGCCAATCATTGCCGGTCGATTTTGTTTTTCTGTACTGGCGTCGATCATGCCTATCAGGTGCGAGACATCCTGCGCGACCTTGGCATAACCGCAGAAACGGTTGTTGGATCAACGCCAAAGGACGAACGCGACCGGATTTTGACTGCATTCAGATCCGGCGAAATCCGCGCCGTCACCAACGCCAACGTGCTAACAACAGGCTTTGACCACCCGGATCTAGATTGCATCGTGTTTTTGCGCCCGACCCTATCGGTTAGCCTATACGTCCAAATGGCCGGACGCGGAATGCGGGTCAAGAGCCACACCGATCATTGTCTGGTGCTTGATTTTGCCGGCCTAGTGGCCACACACGGGCCGATCACGGCGGTAGATCCTGGGCGCAAAGCCGGCACTGGCGATGCGCCGGTCAAGATTTGCGAGCATTGTGACGAGATCAACCCGTTGGCCGCTCGCGAGTGTATTGGTTGCGGCGAGCCGTTTCCGGCGCCCAAGAAGAAAAGATTTGCGCTGGGCGACCTGGATATTATGAGGTCTGGAGCGCAAACGATGCCGGTCAAGCGCTGGCGTTGGCGCACGCAAGTCAGCCGGACCAGCGGCAACCCAATGCTGGCCGTGACGTATCACAAAGGGATATTCGACCAAGGTGTGACCGAATATCTGACGCTGGGCTACCCAGGCTATGCTGGGCAAAAGGCTGCGGCCACATTGGCCGAGATCGCGCGCAATGCCTGCGTCGATGCTGGGCAGCATATGGACCTGACCGAGATTGCCGGCGCGATGAACGCGGCCAAGCCGCCAGCATCGATCACCTACAAGCGTGATGGCAAATTTAACAGGGTCACAGGCAGATCATGGCAGACAGCGAGCACGTAGAACAGCGACGGCTAGTGCAGTGGTTCCGGCAGACATTTGCCGGCGTCCGCATATTCTCGATCCCAAACGGCGGGCACCGACACTTGAGCGTTGCGGCAAAGCTGAAGGCCGAGGGCGCTACGTCTGGCGTGCCTGATCTTTATGTGCCGAGCTGGCGGCTATGGATCGAGATGAAAAGATCCACCGGCGGCAGGCTGTCGAAAACCCAGATCGACTGGATTGACTACCTGACCACGGTTTGCGGCGATGATGTTGTGGTTGGTTCCGGCTTCGACGATGCGCGCGAAAAAATATCGGAGATTGCGCAGAAAAAAGGTTGACGTTTATCCGAAAAGGTTTACATTAAGGACATGGATTGACAAACAAAGGCCGTCACCCGGCTGAGAGCCATACCGGCTCCGGGGTAGGTAGGCCAAGGGAGGCTCTTATGAGCGCTCATGTTTCTTCTGCTGGCGTTGTCGCCAAGTTCTCCACCATCGCAGGCGGCACCTGGATTGAGGTGCGGGAGACGCCGCTTGGTACGACGCGCGTCTGGCGTTTCGACGACCAAGGCCGCGCTGAATGGGCGGATCTTGCGGAACTGCAAGCCGGTAATGCCCGCTGGTACGGGCACCAGTTTACCGCAAAGGACTTCATCCTTTGCTAACCAACACGCGGGGCTCAGAGCCCCGCTTTTTTTTTGATCTTGCTCTAAAAAAAGGTTGACGTTTGTCCGGGAAGGTTTAAATTAAGGACATGGCAAACGGAATGAGCCGACCGCCACCAACCTGGAGAAAAGAACATGACCCCCAACACTGAAAAGCTCTTCAAAGAACTGGCAGAAGATGCAGGCAACTGGAGCGGAACCCCACTGCTGGACATCACCGCTGCCCAGCGCGGCAACCTAACTGATCTGAAAAAGCTCGGGTTGGTCACAACCTGGAGGGACGAAGGTTGTGACTGGGTGGATTTCACCGACGCAGGGAAGGCTTTGGCCGCGGAAATGGGAGTTCGGTATTTTCAAGATTAGAGGCGCGCTGAAGCCTCACAACCCGCGGAGGCTTCGGCCTCCGCCACCAAGGAGATAGAAGATGGAACGCACACCGATTACAGATGCAGGCGTAGTTGATATTGAGGGCAACGGTTATTTTTCAGTTGTCGCGTCCACCGCAGCCGGTAATAATTTCGTTCTTTGTCATTCATTTGACAGCGAGGGTTCTGCCGAAGCCACCGCTCGCAGGGTTCTCGACGCCGGGTCAATCGACGAGGCGCGCTGGGTTTTTTGGCGCACCACTTACGGTTCAGCGGCGTTTGAGGCCGAAGAGGCAGAGGCTTATATGTACGCATCCGCCATTCGCTCGGGCGCTTGCTCGGAAGATGATCCTTCCATACCGGAGAACATCCGCACATTGCTTTGATCAACCGCGGAGGCTTCGGCCTCCGCCGCCAACTTGGAGAAACGAACATGGCTAAAATTGACACGATAGAAACGCTGACCGATTTTTTCGATAAATTGGATTTATTCGAAAAATACACCGTCAAAGAATTGCTGGAGCACTTCGTGTGCATTGACGGGGTCGTGTACGAGAGAGGAGATTTACACCAGTGCAAGGGCTGCGATGCCTACGCCCCGGTCCAGGTCGATATGGGTCGATTCGACCATTGCCAGGAGTGCGAACATGAAAATGCTCTGTAATATCCTCGAACTGGCGTGGCTCATTGCTGGCCTGTCCGCCTGCCTGATGTTCATCCTATGACCGATACAGATACTTTGATGGCCGTCATCCGGGTGCTGAAGGAACGGCACCCGGAAAAGCGCTCGCCGACTTTGCAGGAGATTGCCGATTACATGGGCATCAGCAAACAGGCCGCGCATCAGCGCACCAAAGTCGCCGAGCGACACGGGCTCATCTCGGTCATACCGCGCAAGCACAGAGGGATCATCTTACTGTGAAAAGGTGGACTGAGGACGAGGTCGAGCATCTCAAACGCATGTGGCTCGCACCGGGCCATACAGCCAGCGCGATTGCGCGGGAGATGCATCGAAGCCGAGAGAGCATAATTCGCAAGGCCCGATATCTGGATCTACCAAAACGGGTCGTAAATGCCGACGCCGTGCGCAAACACAAGGATGCCGTGCGCGAGATCGTTCGCGAGGGGTATGACCGTGGCCGCACTGTTGAAGAGATCGTCTGCAACCTATCTGACGCCGGCCACCAGATGACCAAAAACGCGGTCATCGGCCTAGCCAACCGCATGGGCCTC